TATGAAAAGTGATGCACCTTTGCGCCGAGCAATCTATGCCGCAAAGACACGCACATACAGAGCGCCTGAAAATAAGGCCAACATCCTGAAGGCTGAAGCCCTCGAAATATTTGACCAAGTTGGAAAAGCACAACTTAAAGAACTTGCCACACAGTGGAAACCAATGCAATTAGCATGTGGAGTTTATAAGTTCTACGTCAATGATCGATACGCATGTACGGCTACCCAAGTTGGTAACCGTCTGTATGTTGTCTTACACTGTTTAAGTGAAGACGTCACAGTTTCATATCGCGCAGCAAACCATGTCCACTCATTCGAATTGAAAGCGAATCAAGCTGTCATGGTCAACAAAGAAATAGCTTATTTCCCAATTAACGGAATCCCTTCTGTTTGGAAAAGTAAAGATCTTCGCGTCATGGAAGATGCCGAAATAGTTACTGTTTTCGGATATGGCGGAGGGACCTCAGATGAACCTGAGGCTATTGTTGGTTTTGGATCACCGCAGGGTTGGTGTAATGCCCCCACGCGTAATGGTGATTGTACTGCGCCTGTTTTAGATGTGAACGGGAAAATTGTTGGATTTTGGACGCATGGAAATGGGAAAGATTTTGGCCGTTTTGAGCCAATAACCCATGCTTTCAAAGAGCTAGCAATAGACACATCTCCTGTTCTTCACTCTGGTCTGGATTTTCGGTCCAGCCCCCTCTCCCAAGCACGTTGTTAGAGAGGCCGTTCTATGAACGGTATCCTTCTCAGTACCTCGAGAAGGATGGGGCGCACACATTTTCAAATGTTGCGCATGTATGTGAAGAGCATGAGGCAACCCTTAACCCTAAGTATTTTAGTGTTATGGGACAAATTCGCCGTAATCCTAGATATACGAACAAAAGGATTATGGACCCGCAAATTAAGAGTTTTGTGGATGAGGTAGGAATTGAGATTCCGCCTGAATGGGGTTTGCCTACCCCGAATGCTAGAGCTGCTTATAAATCGTTATCGAAATATGGAAAAGATATTCCTCCCCACTCGAAGAGTATGGTAGAGGATATGAATCTTGCCTGGGACATGACAACCCAACATTTCGGTCTTTATATGAAAGACTCACGAGTTTTGAGCTACGAAGAAGCTAAGTCTCATTTAGATATGAGCACTTCTAGTGGTGCCCCCTTCAATCAATATTATCCAACTAAACAAGAGTTGTTTGATAATGATCCGGATATAGATCCATGGTTAATTGAAGATTGGGAAGTTATGGCAGACGACCGGTTGGAATGGACCTGCCTGTTTACAAACTCGTTGAAAGAGGAGCTCAGAACTGAGGAAAAGATTGCTGAAAATTCAATCAGAACTTTTCTCTCGGGCGGTACTGATGCAGTTGTGCATGGTACTCGTTTATTTGTTGATCAAAACGAGAAGATGAATGCTTCGCATTTACAATCCGCGTCGGCAGTTGGAATGAGTCCCTTAAAAGGAAAATGGGACCGGCTGTTTCGAAAACTTAATGTTTTCCGCAAGGGTTATGCGTTGGATGAGAGTCAATATGATTCTTCTCTCCGTGCTTATATGATGTGGGGTTGCGCTCGTTTCCGTTGGAAAATGTTGCGCAAGGAAGATCAAACACCTGCAAAC